ACGGCCATCTTCAGGCACACCGGCGTCGTCCATTTCTTCCATCCAGCCGTCGAACACGGTAAGGACGTTGGCAGATGTAAGAACAGTGGTATCCGTGGTCTGGTTGAACGTGGTCTTGTAGTCAAAGAAGATCTTGCTGAGACGATAAGCATCCGTTTCAGGGATAGCCTGCTCTGTCTCAAATACGTTCGTGATATTGGCCGCGGAGAGAACCTGATTTGTCTCTTCGACATCCATGGCGTCCACGAAAAAGCTGATATCACGGTCATGAGCAAGAGTCTTGGCCTGATAAGTGTTTCCGATTGTGCCAGCTTTGAAGCCACCAGCGCGGGAGTGCTCCTTGTACCCGGTCACGGATACCGTGGGGATCTGGATTGTCTGGGCATTGATGAACTTTGCGCCGTTGAGACCAAGATCCGCCGTCACAAGATCCTGCGCATATTTCTGATCGAGATTTGTCTGAAACTGGGTTACATAATTAATAGCCATGTGTTGTTACTCCTTTTTCTTCTTGATGCCAAACGCGTTGGCAAGCTGTTCCTCTGTTGTGTCTGATTTCCCTTTCCCGTCAGCCCCTGCTTTGAATCCGGAAACGGACTCGGTGCCCTTGAGTGCGGGAACATCTGTCAGGACTTTGTTGATCGCGGCTTCCAATGCTTTGCTGTCCGGATCTCCATTCGCATCTACCGTGACCTTTGAGAGATCCGCAAGCTTAAGAACATAAGGAATGCTCTCTTTGCTTACACCGAGGTCTCTGGCAACGCCTTTGGCTTCTGCGCTGATAATCCGTGCATTGGCCGATTTCTCTGCGGTAGTCAGCTTTGACTCTGCTTCCTCTGCCCGCTTCTGCACAGCTGTTAAGTTACCCTTATCAGCTTCTGCCTTAGCGGCTTTGTCGGTCTTGAATTTCTCAACCGCCTGCTTAACTTCTTCTTCTGTCATACCCATTTGCTGATAGACGGATTTGATCGCTACCGTTCCCGACCTTTCGCCGCGCTCGGTAAACAGTTTGTCAAGGTCTGCTTCCGTGTAAGTCTTTCCGGCTGCTTCCGTTTCTGTTCCGACTGTTGCAGGAGTCGTGACCTGTGCAGGTGCTCCGGTACCCGAATTCGCGGCACCGGCTTCTTCTGCAAATAGCTGTAATTTCATCTTGATCATGTGATTACCTCCGATTAACGTCCGTCGACATATTCCGCTTAAAGCCCGTCGGCTTAGTACCTATTGGAGGGGTCGAACCTCCGTCACCCGAGCGTCCCGGACGGGTAGCACTACCTTTGTGCGTGAAACGGGCATGAAAAAAGCAGACCCTTTCGAATCTGCTTTCTGCGAGAGATTGTTTGTATAAACCCAGAACCATGATCTTCCTTGCGTCTATATTCGGGTGTCAACGTTCAAGGCTTGAACTATCGCATTGGTCTGTCCTCCTGGTAAGATACCTCTTAGATGGCCGGTCTTATGGTACCGGCTTTCCTTGTCAGGCTAATCCGAGAGATCAATCCCCTCGATCTTGGCTCTCTTCTCGAGTAGATTCAAAAGATTCCACATGATTCCGTTTTGCTCGCTTAATAGTTCGAATGAACATGAGGGTTTAAATACAAGCGTTCCCGTAGACATCTTTTCCAGAAAACGGGATAACTTCTCCGCCCTAATCTTTAATTGAAAATACTCTGCACGAAAACGCTCCTTGTAGTCCGTGCTGTTCATCATGTCAATCGTGTCCTTAAGTTCCATGCTGTGTTTTCCTCCTATGCCACTTTCTCCCTCTCGGGCTTTCTTCTCAGTTCAGGGTTATCTTTCAAGTGCTGTTTCATGATCGAGTTCCACTGCTTGACCTTGCGGTCATACTTGTCGATGTTGGCAGCTTCGAGCGACCCGTCTCTCAATCTCTTGTACTTTCGGATAGTAAGTTCGATCTGCCTTTGCCTCTTTTCTGCTTCGTACTGTGTCCGTGTCTGCTCATAAGGTGAAGCTGTCGGTATTTGGGTTATGCCCTCAAAATAAGTAACGAGCGGATGTCGGCAGTTCGGATGCAGGAAGTGATCCTTAATTGCCTCTGACAAGAGATGATGTATACCGTCCGACTTGCCATTCGAATACACATCATCAACCAGAACAACACCCTGCCACTTCTGGCAGTGCTCACAGGTCGAATACAGCGTTGGAGACACAACTAAGTGTTCATTCCACTGGTCTCGCTTTGCTCCCTCTGCGGTCAATGCTGCCCGTCTGGACGATGCTCTCAAAGCCATCTCGACATAGGACGTGATATTCACCCGTCTGCCGTTCTCATATTCGACACAATTTAATCCGGCCGCAAGAAACTCACGACTTGCCATGTCAATCGCCTGCTGCAGTGTCATAGTTCCAGTCTGCATGTAGATGTCGGCTTTTTTGAGAATTTCCTCATATCCGGCGCCCATGCGGCTCGCTGCAGCAAAGCGTACTTGATCCATGTCCCTATGTGCGTCATTGATACAGGCATCCAGTTTAGGTTTGTTGACTTGGAAGAATGATTCGTCCGGCGTCTGATCAAGGGCAGGATCCGAAAGAGTGGCAACAACCAACGAGGGGCTTTGCGGTGCTTCTGCTTCCGTGGTCCAAACAACCTTGCCATCTTTGCCAATGTCGAACCTTGCATCTGCAAGCTGATCCAGCGGGATCTGTGAAGTGGTTGTCCCAGTTGCCTTGTCGATCTGTAGATCAAAAGATTTCGCACCTTCATGAAATGCTTCAGTGATGAACTGTTCAGTCTCCGGAGAGGCTTTTTCAAAAGCAAAATCGATGATCTTCGCTGATTCTTCCCGGTATCCTCTCAGGCTCTTAATCTGTATCACTTGCCACTGCGTCCAGTCAAAGCCTTCACTTTTTTCCCAGTTTAGGTGCCGCTGCAGGTTTCTTTTCATCGACAATATCAGATAACTTTCCATCTCCTGAAATATCAGCAGGATGTTCAGTAGATCCATTTACTATCACCTCTGGCTTAAATCCTCCCGGAACCACCGAAGGCTCCTGCATCTCAGCTATTCCTCGTTCGTTCTTTATCCTGGACACTTCCTCGGCTTTCCAGTCATCATCCTTACTATCCCCATAGAGCTCAGATACCTGCGTTTCAATACTCATGATCTGAGCGGTGGCTGCCTTGCCCACTGTCTCTACTTGAGCCTCAAAGGACGGGTTAGCATATTCGCCAAAACCTACTTCGCACTCAACGTCGACGATCGGTTTCTCAAGCCGGTTCATGTGGGCTTTAAGAACGACCGTTACGAGTTCCGGAAGGATTTTGGACAGGACAGTAATAATCTCATTGCGGGTATATAGCGTGGCCTTTTCCTTTTCGCGCTGCGCCTCGGCATTATCCAGCTTCTTGACATCAATTCCGAGTGTGGAAGGACTGATGAGCCCCTGAAGACAAAGATCCAGTGCGTTAACATATGTAGCAAGCATACCCTCGAAATCAACCTTGGGCTGATCGGTTATTATCGTGTCTTTTGCCGTCTCTGCCATATTCCCCCGCACAGCAATAAACTGATTGTCAAAGGGATTGGGTCCGATAGGTTTACCCGTCTCTGGATTCATGGGGATCATTGAGTTCGGTATGTACCGTTTAATACGTCCTAGCCTTAGCGAGTCTTGCCATTGTGATATGGATTCGTCGAGTGCATCAAAATGATCAACCTTGCGATCGAAGATTGAGCGTCCTCTGCCTTTCCACTTGGGTGACTTGTAGAACATCATCGGAACAGCTAACATCAAGTCCCCGGAGAATGTAAGGTCCTTAAGACTCGCTAACTCAGGAACGTTCGCAAGTGCAGAGTCATTGCCGGAACTGTCCTTCAGCTCATACTTGATGAAATTAATCCCGTAATGCTCCGTGAGCTCGTAGGTCTTATTGTCGACCTTGTACGGCGTATGAAAGAGAACTTCCTTAATTCTACCCCGGGCATATTTGTAAGAAACTTGTTCCCCTGAAAAGAACTCAAGGATCGGCAGCTCTGTCAGCTCCGTGTCGTAACTGATTTTGAAAGCCCCGTCACCAACAGTAAGAGCATCCTGTATTGCTCCCTTAAGAATTTCTTTCAGATCATTCTCCTTGACTATCTCATCCCAGGTCTTCGTATAGTCGGCCGGCTCACTGATTTCAATATCCAACATGTCCGATACAACGATACTTGCGAGAATGTCAACGATTGTCCCGGGCAAGCCTGAATGAATCTTGCGGATCCGTAACCCGTTGCTTGGTACGGCTGCCCAGAATCGGCCTTGTGCTACTGTGTCACCTGCGTCAGCTGCCTGCTTGAAGAACTGCTCAATCTCGGAAGCCTCGCCTCTGTAGATGATCCTGTTCCGCATCACGTTGGCCTCATATGAAAGAGGTTCGACGATCATAATAGATGAGCCATTCGCCGGCAGAATGTTAAGCCAATTTTTTACCATTGTTTTTACCCACCCATCTTTCTTCATATTCTCATGCTCCAATCAGATAGCCCTTGAAAGGCTGCGTGCTGTATTCATCAGAGTCCAGGCAATCAACGGGATAACTCCCATCGTCCACTCGGACCCATTCCTTGTTCTCATATTCCTTGCTATCCCAGACCGCGTTTTCGTATGCATCAAACCATTCTTTCAGGTGATCTGCGATCTTCTTGCGTCCTTGGTTGATCAGGATGCGTTCCGTGTTGATACGATCGACTATTCCATCAACCTTGTAAGCCGGTACGATCATCATCCCTGCAAGGCCAACCTTATCCAGTGCAGAGCGCAGCGCCTGGCGGAACAATTTATCTGCCGACTCAGCAAACACTGTGCAACTGGCCAACTGTGGATATACCTTTGTCCATGGCAGTAAAAAAGCGGCTATTGCTGCCGCATACTGTGCATGATCCTTGCCTGTCTCTATGCCCTGCTTGTCGTAATAGCCGTCAATTGCTACAACCTTCTCGTAATTCGGTGTGAATCCGTTCAGCGTTGCCACTGTAGCATCGGTACCACCGACATCCACTCCGACAGTGAAATCAATGAACTTCTGTTCCCTAATCCATTCCCGGGTGACTGCAATGTTCTTGTACATGTACCCGGTGTAGATCCGCCCGGATGCTGCTGTTCTTTTCCCTTCGATGTCTCGCTTGAACCACTGACTATCCCGATCATACTTTCCAATCTCACGCCGCAACTGCTCATTTGTCATACTGAGATTGTCAGCCATCGTCATATGCGCATAGTTCACGCCGTAGTTCGGATCCTGTTCCTGTTTCTTCATGTGCGGATCCAAATACTCGACATAGAACCAATGCCTTGGCGGTTTGGGGTTCAGATCCATGAAGAATTGTGGTCTATTGCTTGCAAGCATTCGTGTCTGGCATTCTTTGACAAACGTTTCGTGACACTCATTGATCTCCGAGATATACACAGATCCGAGCGAGAAGCCTTTAATTCTTGCTGCGTCGTTCTCTTTCCCGCCGCCGGCAATCAGAACAATCTTCGGGCCTGTCTTGGTTTGAATGAACAGCGCGTCTCGATCGAGGTACTTACCTTCGCGGCACCGACCCGCATATATCCATTTGAGACCGAACCCATTACTGTCGATTATGTTCATCTTCGCAGCATTGTATGATACTCCACCAGCAAGATGCAGCTTATCAGGATGCGTGTCGAGCGATACGGCCCAGGCAATCAGATTCACTATGTTCTTAGAGGCGCGCTTGCCTCCTTCGAGGACATTCAGCCAGGACGTTTGAGATTGACGTATATAATCAGTCTGCTTCTGGGTCAGAGGCGCATACGGTATCATCGATAATGGCCTCCTTGTTCATAAAGTCCTCCAATTTTCTTTCGGATACTGAATTGTTGATCAGGTCTGCAATAGCAAGGGCCTGTTGATTAATGTCCGGTCCCGGTGAACTCTCAACACCAATACGCTTTCCAAGGAACTCCAGGGACTTCCCTGAGTCCTTCAGTTCAATAGATGGTGATTTTCCCCAGGAGATCTTCTTTACAAGTTGGCCATCAATTTGGTCGCTCTTTTTAAGGTGAACGCCTCCGCCCTTCCCGATGTTTACATATTGGGTTATATCTGAAAAAGCGAGGCGCTGATGATATTCAATAATGTCGTCACCGTCTGCCAGGATCGCCATACGCTTAATCTCTTTGAACCGAGAGAGTTCCCTATCGATGTGTGGCTTCTTTAGCAGCTCATATGCCATATTTTTTACGCTCAAGTGCGTTCCTGTATATCCGGCAGCATAGGCGGCCTGTGTAGCGTTCCAGCACCCTAGATATGCAATGCAGAAATTCTTCTCCCGATCGGTTAAATCAACAGCTTCCTCGATCAACTTGGCGAGCTTCTGACGGGTACGAACCTGGCGCTTTCTAACTGCATCTTTTGAGGGTGCAGATGTGTCCAAAAGGGTGCACTTTTCAACGGGTGCAGATGCACCCAAAGCGCCGCGTCTTTTCCAACTCTTCAAAGTGTTCAAGCTGACCTTTAGCCGCTCGGATATCTCGGCAAGTGACAGGCCTTCATCGAATAGTCTCTTTGCTTCTTCACGATCATTGGACATGTCACCACCTTCCTTACTATTTGAAATTGGGCATAAAAAAGCACCCGGGTGGGGTGCTTTGATGTATCTAATAAGTCGAATCTATTTGGGTTTCGCTGTCACAATATCAAGGATTTGGAACCTTTCTTGATGCCCCTTATGATTTTCCAAACGCAAATAGTAATCTGCTTTACCATTATGGTCTCTAAGAATTTCAAGTTCCTCACCACGGATCCTGCCCTCGAATAGATACTGAACCATTGTCTTACTTGGTTGATTTAGAACATACGCTGGCTCTAGTTTATTTGATTTTTGTCTTTCTTGGATCCTTACTGCCTGACGCTTATCCTCGCAAACAAATTCCAGCGCTACGTCCCGATATGATAGGGGATATGCTTTCGAGTTATGGATGTCTGCAACAAACACTATATTCACATATCGTGCTTCACTTAAAGCACACACATTTTCCGTTTGCATAGAAACAGGTCCCAAGATATTTATCGGACTTAATACAGCTGTTGAAAAAGTAATGCGAAGCTTCCCCACGTATTGAGGGATAATAACGATTAGCGCGCCAACTACTGCCCCGGCAAGTGCTCCTACAAGTGCTGCAATCGCCTCACTGCTCATTTCACGCCCTCCACACTTCTTTTTTCTCATTGTCTCACAAATATAGGCCATCGACAATAACTGAAAAACCCCGACTGCGCTTAAACAATCGGGGCTGCGATGAATGGAGGTCCATCTGTGATAAATCAACAGCTTAAGAATATCACTGATGTAGGTGCACTGGGGTGCACACTTTACGAGAAAGATCATTATGCTCATCATCTATCGCTTCCCATCCACATTTGTCAAAAGTCTTCACGATGTCGCATATTGCCTTGTTTGTGATCTTGATAATGTTTCTCTTGCTGTAGTGTTCGAGTTCCATAATCTCTTTGACAGTCTTCTGATCATAGAATCGCAATGTAACGATCTTTTGCTGTACTGGCTCCAACGAGAACACGGCACAGTCCAGATGCTCTATTTCAGCTTCTTGAGCGTTTATGATGAAGTTCCTCATGCTGACATCGTTGCGCTGCTCAAATCGCTCCCTGCGGACGCTTGACATGGTCAGTGTGTTTGATTCTCCACTTGTCTGGACTTTATCCCTCGCATAATCCATTGCCGGCATGATCGACGCCTCGATAACGTCCGTATCAGTTTCCATCTCAATTGCAATCTCTCTGGCCTTCCGGATGTTACTCCTGATCGTTTTGTGATGAATCAGCAAAAACCGGATTCGCTCTCTTGTTATCATAATCCTCCCCCTGTAAACAACCAGACAATGAGGAGGATGCACGGCCAGATGAATAAGTAGAACAGGTACCCGGCACCGGCAAGGATTCCAACGAGCAGCAAACACTCCAGGAGTTTACGGATCCGGACACGTCGCGTTATGTCTCTAGTCATGTTCAGTTACCTCCTGTAGCATTGCTCTGACCGTGGCGATAGCTTTACCAATACTAAACTCACACATTTTCTTCTCCATACTGTTTTTCTCGTAAGAAATATATCGACATAAAAGTCCAAGTGCCTCCCGTTCTTCCTCCGAGAATCTAGGCGCGGCGGTCGTTTCTTTTCCGCACGGTCCCATGATGCAGGGTTCGGAAACTTCTCCGTCCGATGTTACTTTGCAGATTCCGTTGTCACTAAGATATTTACATTTGCTCATGTGGTTTTCTCCTTTATGCTGTAATGCTTATTACTATTTTTCATTGGCATCTCTCCACCCCTCAAGTGCGTCATCCATGTTCCCAAACAAAAAGCCTTCTTTGGGTAATCTTCTACATTTGCATGTTACTGAAAGCCATGTTTGCCCATTAAGAGTATTCTCGTGTGGTTCAAACTCGGGCATCTCATTGCATTTACGGCAACGGAGCTCGTTGTCAACAATGATCTCCGCTTCGCCCGACATAACTTCTTGGATCTCTTCGGGTGTTAGAAGCGTAGCGACCGCATCAGCTATCTTTGTGAGCGTCATATCCTCTTCATAACCCTCATGCACCCGACCATCGATCCGTCTCTCAAATACGGACGTGTATGGCTTGCCCTTGAATCTGCGTTCGAGAATGATTGTTCCTTTGCTATTCATCAGGTCAGCGCTGCAGTAGGGGCAAATACACGTTGGCTTGTGTCCGATGTCGGCTATGACTTTCCACATTTGAGACTTTGCTCTTTCGGATCCCCATGAGTCACAGTAGACAACAGGTCTGATGCAATGATTCGTTTTCATGTTTGCCAGACAATACTCTTTTCTTGCCTTGAGCAGTTCCGGACATTCGTGAATCGCCATGTGCCAGGTATAGTCAAGCGCCCACAAGTGAGCTTCTTTCCGGAGAGGATCCGCTTCGAGTATCGTCATGATGTCCGGATAATCCGCTCGCTTCAATTCTGTTTCTTCGCGATTCGTTTCTGCCAATAGTGCAAATAGATCAAGCTGTTCCACTTCTACCCTCCATTTCAAATAGCGACATCTGTCTTGCTCCTTGAGTCTCATAACAAATCTCCATGAGTCGCTTGTGTCTCTCGGCTTGAGGCATACCGTCTTTGTTTATCAGCAGATCGATAAACTCAAAATCCATGTCTTCCACTACTTCGCCTCCAGTTCCTCAATCGAAATGAATATGCCGGGCAGTTCTGCCCAAAACTTCTCAATGATCTCGCTGGCTACAATCGCATCATCTGTCCAGTACCCGCAGGTAGTCATACAATCCTTCAGCAGCTTGACCAGGTTATCCGTGTCCGGCTTAGTTGTCTTGTATTCGCCGTTGTGATGCTTACCCGTGATCCCGAAACACCACTTCGTTACCAGCCTCAATGCTCCTGAATATTTTTGTTTCGGTGTGTGCTGTCCCAGGTGTGCCATTAACTTCGCTCTGACAGCTTTGAGCTCGGCAGACTCATAAACGACAGGTTTTCCCTTTACAACCGCGATGGACTTCTCCTGGTGAGTTTTGGTGGGTACCTGCATCGGAAGGAAGAACTCAAGTTTCATCCAGCAGCCCCCTCTCCGGCGTAAAATTCATCCACAGGCATTCTGTTCTTGATTGTCCGGCCTCTGCTCTTGTGTTTTTGGTTACCTTGCTCCATTCAGTTAACTTTGAATCGTATAGGTCGCATGAATAACCAGAAATAATGATGTTCGCGTTTTTGCATTCCGTAATAACTTTCAAGAGTTTCATGTGATCACTGTCATTCATCTCGTATGTATACAGTCGATTTTTTCGTGTTCCTTGAGGATATGGGGGGTCAATATAAACCAGAGATCCAGGGACGTCGAATTTTTGAATCAAGATTATGCCATCAGCACGTTCGACCTGTACGTTTTTGAGTCGCTTGCCAGCTTCTGCTAGAGTATCCGGTAAAATGTTCCATGCATTTGTACAGCGAGGACCTTGTGAAGCAACAGAGTGTTTGAAGCCTGTGGCGTATCGCTGACCTCCAAAAATTCCTTGCCATGATCGAACGAGATACAGCCTTGCTTTTTCTATAGGGTCATTTGTAACCATCATTCTGCTGTGCTCGTACTCTGTTCTTGACCATGGTGTAAGTTCGATCAAATTACAAAGTTGGCCAGCTGCGTGCGGATTTCGTAGCACCTTAAACAAATTCACCACGTTGTCATCAATATCATTAATTGTTTCGAGTCTTGACGGTGTTTTGTTAAAAAGTACAGCTGCAGATCCGCAAAATGGTTCAAGGTAAACAGCGTGCTCCGGGAAATACGAGATTATCCAATTGACTATTCTGTTCTTCGCTCCGGGGTATTTTAGAACTGCGTTCATATAATGCCTTTCTATGTATAGCTTTCGCGCTTGTAAAATCTTTTTGTCTCTGGGTGGTTGGGACACTCCGCAAGGGGGGCGGCTTCTTAGCCCCCTTGTGGTGTACCCATCCGAGACGTAACGTAGGTGGAGTGCAACGACAACATGATATGTATGTAATACATATGTTTTTGTCACACCTGTTTTGTCATGTGACAACAACGTACTTTTCTGTTTTTGTCACACCTGACCTCTTGTCGACCTCTTTGCTGTGACAAAAACGTTAATTTGTGTTTTTGTCACACCTGTTTCCTCCTAACAATTGACGGTCCACCATCTCCAGGCTTTTCACTTTCGAAGCCTCCGTGCTCCTGCAATCGTCTCCAGACCGAACGATTTGATAATCCTAAGTACTCTGAAAGCGAATCTATTGTGATAATTTCGTTCATGCTGCAGGCTTCAAATGCTGTCTCAATGGATGACTTGCGCTCCTGTTTTTTTATTTCCGGATCCTTCCTTTTTTCCAAAGCATGTTTCCAAGGCGGCGCTTCTCCCTCAGGATCCACATCATTTAAGCAGCCAGATGAGTCGACGCGGTGTGTCGGATAATCGAACCAGAGATTGAGCGGAGGGAACGTCGGGAACTCTCTGAGAGCACCTTCCACACGCCAGGCTGATCGGCTTGAAACATTTGACCTTGCCTCGGAAATAGCTGCTTTAAGCTTGTCCTGTTCCGCTGAGTTGAGAACTCTCTGGCAGTAGTCAAGCATTGCTTTGCTACTCAGAACATCATCCTGAGACACTCCGTCTTCCCAATTCGCCATGTATTTTTCAAGGAAGTCTATGCATGCCTTGCAGATGGCTTTGTTCGTTTCCTGTTTGATAATCGCGTCGGTTAACTCAAGCTCTATCAGGTCGAGAAGCACATCCGGATCCCGGGCAAATACTCCGGATCCTGATGACCTGTCCATGCTCTTCTTCCCGCCCTGGGCGCCCTTTGAATGATGATGGCAATAGATAACTGCTGTGCCCAAGTCTGTACAAATGCGGTCAAACTGATTGCAGAAGTGAGCCATCTGGTCCGCGCTGTTTTCATCTCCCGTAATTACCTTATAGATAGGATCAATAACAACTGCGATGTAGTTCTTCTTCTGTGCCCGGCGAATGAGTTTAGGAGCCAGCTTGTCCATGGGTACTGATTTGCCTCTTAGGTTCCAGATGTCAATGTTCGAGACATTCTTGGGAGCCCAGCCGAGTGCAGTGTAAACATCCTTGAATCGGTGCAGGCAGCTTGACCTGTCGAGCTCGAGATTCACGTACATGATCTTTCCCTGAGCGCAGTCCCAATTGAGCCATCTCTTGCCTTCTGCAACCGCGCAGCATAGTTCGATCAATGCAAACGACTTACCTGCCTTAGACGGTCCTGCTATCATCATCTTGTGACCTTGTCGGAGTACGTTATTAATGAGCGGAGGAGACAGTTCCGGGAGATTGTCCCAGATCCCGTCCAAACTCTCAGGCTCCGGAAGATCGTCGTTGATTCCTTCGATCCATTCATGCCATTCAGCCCATGACTCTTTTCCGATATTGGTGTCAACAAGGAACTGCTTCTGACCATTGCGCATGACACCGGGCATTCTGGAGAGACGAGACGGATTACGGTTCTGACTGTCGATCTTAAGCCCGTTTTTCTGGCAGACGTTGTACAAATAATCGACACGCTTCCGATACTCTTCGTAATTGGC